TTATCATAAACCCAAATATAATTGCTCCAACTATACGTCCGAGGATCAACATCGGAGCCAGCCATAGCAACCGAGTTTTTAAGAAATGTCGCATCGAATGGTCCTTCTGTAATGTAAATGGGGTTATCCGTATTAATTCTATCCAATCCGAATATTTTTGGTCTACTCTCGTCAAGCATGATCGTAATGTATCTCATCTTTGCCGTAGGGGCTAGCGATCTACCTTGATAACCAAAGAGCTTACCATCACCATCTTTAAATGGTATAATTATTCTCGGACTGTCCTGTCTAACTGTGTTGTACGTCTTCTTTTGTTTGTTTGTCCAAGCTTTAAACTTAGGACAATAGTAGAAGTAATCTAGGCATTTGATCTGCCTGTTTTCTAAATATTCTCTTGCTGGATGTGAGGTATTTAGCTCAGAAATCTTCTCTAAATCAATTGTATTGAAAGTAGGATTTTTGAACTTAAATTTTGGTTCAGGTGTGAAAGTACGTGACCCAGTTTTGTCTCCACTACGAAACTTCTCCATGATATATCGGTCATGGAGTAAAGGGTCTTGATCCTTCAGAAAATTTGATAGTGTTCTACCTACACCACAGTTGTGACACTTGTAAACATAATCATTCTTTATCTGAAAGATGTATCCTCTAGCTTTATTCTTATGCTTCTTAGAGTCTCCACAATAAGGACACCTAAAATTATAAAGACCTCTCTTCTTATTTGAAAAGAGGTTAAGCCTGTGAGATACTAGTGTTATGTACTGTTCGTCTAGAACGGACATCCAATATCTGTGTAGTACTTACTACTATACTAGAAGAATCCTATCTCGTCAACTCAGAGGGTGACACTTGAAAAGCTGGTACTACGATTTTTTGTCCGATTGGACTAACCAAGAAAGATATAATAGACAGAGCACCAAAAATAGTCCACATCTTCTTCTCCATAATACGAAGACGGTCATCAACCTTTCTGATATCTCTTTCACAACCTTGTTTTATAAGGGATGTTTCACGATCCAATGTCTTCTGTATCTCTTCTACTTTAGAAAAGAGAATAGCATCTATACGATCTTGTTTATCAAGTTTCTCATCGTGCACAGCAAGAAGGTTTCCCGTCTTGATTGCATTGTCTTGGAGAGTATAAACTACTTTCTCCAGCCGCTCAATGATAGCAGCGTTTATACTCTCGGCCATGGTTGTGGATTAGGTTCCTAGGTGTTACGTATAGCGAAATCTAATGCAGTTTGGAATGTACTAGCATCTTTGTTTAACATAAATCTATACTGCTGTTGTTGCTCGTCACCCAATTGAGCATATGCAGCTGCTATTTTCTTAGCAGAAAAGTTATCTAAATTCTGTTCTGACTTATCTGAAAAAGTAATCTTAGCAAAACTTGTCTCTCCACTTGGATTAAGCTCTGACGTTGCAACATTCAATGCTACATCTAAAGCATCTTGAGTATTTTCATTCATAATGTTATCACCTGTGTGTTCCACTTCATTTTTTTGTAATTTCTTGGTCTGTGAACCTGCTTTCTTCTTGAAGTCCGATAGACGAGCCTTCATAAGGATGTCCATCTCCTTAGACTTGTCTTGCATTCCTTTCTTTGCTTGGTCTTTCTTTTTTTGAAGTGCCTTCTGACGCTTCAATTTTTTCATTTGACCAATCTGCTTTTGAGCACGTTCTGTTTCAGTAGGTGCTGCTTCAGATACAATTGTTTCTAGATCTTCTTTCATTTTCTTACGCTTTTGTATACGAGAGAGCATAGTTTTAGCACCCTTGGTGCGTCCATCTACCGCATCTTGATTCGCTTTTTTATATTTACGAGCAGATTTAGTATTAACGAATACGAATGCAGGAGGCATTGATAAGGCAGCACCATCGCCAGCCATCATCTCAGTTAAATTAAACTCAGTTGCCTTAGACATTCTTCATCCACATCGGTATTTAGGTTTAAGGGTAATCTATCCAAAAAGTACATGAATGCTTTGAGAATAGACCAATGCGTTGCGTCTATTTTAAAGAACAGCAACGGTGTTGCTGCATCACCAAACGCATTGTATAATATTATAATATGATTTAGGATCAGATGAACCTTGAAATCTCCACTTGTTTCATATCTCCTCAGAAGTCTCTTAATATATTTGAAGCGTTTTAAATCTTCTTCAAAGTCTTCATAGGTAACTGAAAGTGGGTTATCATAATTTTTAATTGCAAACATTAACCAGTTGTCCTGGTTCAATTCATCAAAATTCATTCATTTTATGCGTTGCTGGTAGTAGTCAGAGTAGCAGCATTAGAGATCACTTCAACACCACCAATGGAGTTGTTGACTTTAACTCTATACTGGTTTCCATTCTGAGTTGCTGTAAGTCCAGTAAGTGCAAGTGTCTGGTTAGTAGCACCTGAAACATCACTGAAGTTAGTACCACTGTTTGTACTGACTTGCCACTGATAGGTGATAGAAGCACCAGAACCAGTAGAAGATGCAGTAACACTGAATGTGTTAGCAGCAGTTGCAGCAGTAACTGTTAAGACAACAGCAGCACCGCCTCCTCCACCAAGTGAAGCATCAGCGATTGTTATTGTCTCATTATCAACGTAACCTGTACCACCAGATACTAATGTAACTGTTGGTGTACCATTAGCAGCAACAACAACTGTGAAGTCTGCTCCAGCACCAGATGCTGAACCAGCAGCATCAGTTACTGTGTATGTTCCAGCAGTTCTGGATCCATCAGCAGCACCATTACTGGTGAATGTACCAACTGCTCCAGCAGGGAAGTATACTGTAGCGTTAGCAGGTTGAGAGGAAATTGTAATTAAGGAAGTAACGTCACCAGCAGCAGCATCATCAGTAAAGTCTCCACTAAATGCAGATCCATCTTTATAAGATGCAATACATTCTGCCTTGTGACGTGTAGAACCAGCAGCATCAGTATAAGTCCTGTATGCCCACCATCCAGGAGAACTCAAACCTTTTGCTTTATTCTCTGAGAGTTGTGCTTCTGTGCGACTAACACCAATGATTTGGGTTGCAGCTGCAGTAGAAGTTCCTCCACGAAGAATGAAATCGGACAACGCTTTTGGTGCAGTACGTCTCTTAGTAGCAGCTAGAGAAGCATCAGTGCTTCCAGCATATACTTTACCGAGTGTAACTGTGTTACCAGATACAGAGTTAACAAAGTACTGAACAGCGTTCAAAACTATGATATCTCCAGCGACAATAGTGTCTGCTGAGTTTTTAGTAACAGTTGCTGAACCATTAGTAACCGCTACCGTGTTACTAAAAGTTGCACTGTCTATAGATCCAAGTATGGGCATGACTTAAATTCCTGTTTATTTTACAATTAATTTCCTGAAGTTATTTATAAAACTTCAAGACTATCCTTCTAGCAGAGCTTTTTCTAAAGCTTCAACTAGTTGATCGTCTACTTTGTTGCCTGATTTAGCAGCAGCTTTTTTAAGAAGACCGATAAGAAACTCTTTTAGTTTCTCTTCTAGATCTTCGGGTATTTTGTCTACCGCCTTGTTAATCACATTGATTGCGATTGGTAGTAAGAATTTAGTCATGATTAATATAGTAATTAACTTTATTTAGTTCTTCACGTATATGTCTGGTCCTTTCTTTGGTTCCTTCTGATCTTTACCATCGTCAATACGAGGCATAATTTCAATCTTCTTCTTGTTCTTCTTTGATTTTACTTCTGAGGTCATACTCATTTCCTCATTCTTCACACAGTTATCAACACGCTTACCACCTTTCATCTTAGTACCACGTTGACTGTATCCTTTCCAACAAGCTTTACCGTCTAGACCTTTTTTCTTCTCTGATAAAGTCTCCTCCCAGGTCGCATGAGTAGACTCCTTTACTTTTTTCTAGCATACCCCATTATTTTATCAATGGTCTTCTTCTTCTTGGCTCCATATCCTTCAGACTTTGTATCACATGCTGCTTCTTCTTCAACTGTGCCTTCTCTCTCAGCAACTGCTTTCTCCCATCTCTCTTTAGTTACAGTGAAAGTAGTCTCAGTCATTTCACTAAGTTCTGTAAGAATCTCTTCCAACTTAGCTTCCAATTCTTCTTTCCTCATTGCCTTTTTGATTGCCTTATCCTTAGAACCGAAGTACTCTGCCTTGCCTGATTCTACCTTACCGTCTCCATCATAATCTTTCTTTGCTTTTTTACCTTCAGTTGCGACTTCAACTTCTTCCTTACTAACAATATTGGTCTGTTTTATCGTAGCACCATAAGAAGACTTGTTCTTAGTACTATCAGGAGGACCAGCATTAAACTTAGGATCCTTTGTACTACCATCATCAGGTTTCTGCTTCTCTATAGTAGGAATAGTTCCCTTATCAAAATCAGGCTTAGGTATAGTACCTATTGGTGTTTCAATGGTAGCAGGTTCCTCTGAAATAGTACTTCCTTGAAAGGTATTTCCATCCATCCATTGTGCATATGATTCGATTAGTGCTTTAGAATAATCATCATTATGTTGCACTGACGTTGTAGGTGCTTGCTTGTCCATGAGTAAAAAAGGTTGTGCTTCTTGGTTTATTTATACTTTCATTGACTTCTCTTATGTCTCTTATCCAAGCTCTAAACATTTCTTGGGCTTCGGAAACACAGATAACATAGTTCGGTCCAGTGCGGATTATTCTTCCCTTGATACCAGTGTTAACATTCATCACAGTTTGTCCCTCAGTAAAGCATTCCTTCTGTCTGAAGTTCTGTCTTACTGCTTGATTTTTAATGTCTCTAAATGTTTTCACAGTCCAAGTCCTTCCCGAACATCTTCCATCAATGTTAAAGCATCACTTGTATTTAGCAAACCTTCAACACCCTTTAAAAAATTAACCGTATCTACTTTCTTAGCAGCATCTCTCATCTTAGAGGCAGACATACCTTCAGCACCATCAGAATCTGGATCTCTAGTCAACCCAGTTGAATCAATGTTTATTGTATCAAAAGCATAGTATGCCTGACCGTCTCCAGTCTCTACCCTATTATACTTGATATTAAAATCAAAAGCTTTTGTTCTATCACTACCACATACTATAACAACATCAGTATAACCTTCCATCATAAGATGCTGTAGAATAAATGGTAAAGTCTTGAGAGATCTATCAGATTCTATATGAGAAGAATGTTCTGGAAACATCTTGGTCATCCAGTTAACCTTATCTGGATGCTGTAAAGGATTCTTCTTTTTATCATTTGTCCATGTAGGCCAAACCATATAATCATCATTACCAGAAAGTTTCTGAAGTTGATCTATCATTTTTTTATGTCCTATAGTAGGAGGATTGAACCTACCAAAAACTATCCAAACTTTTTTCATGACCAACCCTTGAGTGAGACATCGAAGTTAGCCTGACTAAACACTAACCTCTTAATCAATTTAGTAGCCTTACCATTTTTAATAGCAACATACCCTTCCTGTGCAGTCATCTCAAGACCTTTATCGGTTCTGATATAAGTACCAAACTTCTCACCCTTCTCAAGCTTAGTAACAAATATTTCCTTAGCATCCTGTATGATCTTATACAACTTCACAGTACTATCAAACTGAGTTCCATGATCATCTATAAAATCACGACCATTGTATAACTTAGCAAGTTTTGCTGCCTTAGTTTTTGGTTGCTTTACTTTATCTGCTGCCTTCTTACACTCACCACTAAAGTAATCCTTAAAATCAGAAGTAAAACTATTTCCTACTTGCTTACCTTCTCGAACATACTTATTAAAATATTGTTTAAGCTTAACACCAATAGTAAGTTGATCATTCTCTGCTATCTGTTTTGCTACACCATCCAAGAAAGGACCACAGGTTTTAACTAGTTGTGAACTACTCTGTTTCAAACTAATCAACTTCTGTTTCTCTTGACTTGTTAGTAAAACATCTTTACCTAACGTGTCTATCTCTGCACTGATAACAAACACATCTTTATTTTTAGTGAGAGTAGATGGATCAAATCCAAAAGAAGCATGAAGTCTCTCAATAGTACTACCAGTATATGTGGTATGAAATACAACTCCTATCTTTGCAGCATCAGCTAATTCATAATCACTGTCTTCTTTTGGTATAGCATATGTTATTGTATTTGGTTTAAACGTAATTGACTTCTTACCATCAACCACTTCCACATTCTTATCATCAGTAAACAATAAGTCTCCCTGCACTACTCCCTCAATTCCTATAGAAGGGAGATACTTCAAAGCATCCTTCAACTTAGAAGCTAATCCAGGAGCATGACCATGATTGTTATCAATATCAGTTTCAGTATAATTAATCTTTGCATCTTTATTAAAGATAGACTTAGTACCAACAAAGAACTGATCTGTTCCTGGATATTGTCCACAAAATATAGCAGGTGCACCATCCCATTTAGTAGTCATCTTAAAATTACCAGCACCCTTACCAGTAAAAGTTCTAGCCAAAGAATCTAAAAATTTGAATGCATCGTCTGCACCCTGCTTACCATCAAGCAAAATACTATCTTCCAAATGTTCTAGGTGAGTGTTCTTAGACATTAGAATAACTTACCAAATGGACCATATCTTGGACCCATCTTTTGAGCGATGAATACCATATCAGTTAAAAATTTATCTCTATTATCTTTACCGTTAATAGAAAAGAAAGAATCTAACCAAGATAATTGCATGAGTTTAGAATTAGAAACAAATGGTTTGCTGTTATAGATCAACAAAATATTATTGTAAGCTTCCAATGCTGTTGAAGTTTGAATTGATACACCATGATCCTTAACTCTACCAATTACATGAATCCACTTGTCCTTTTGTTTTAAAAATTCATCAGGGTCTTGTGGATAATCATCCTTACTACCAGAAAACTTTATTCTTGCAGCATATTTCTTAAAAAGATCCTCAACATATTCAACAGTTGCTTTACCCAATCTAGCTGCACCAGCAGTATCATCAGTTGGTTCATACTTCAGACCACTAAATTTAGTACTATCATTTCCTTTTATCTGAAACTTATACATGGTATTACCAGCACCCTTAACATGCAACTTAGTATCCTGAGTAGCAAGTTGGATAGTTCCTTTCTTATCTTCCTTCCTTCCACAATCACAATTAGTTGAATCATAAGTATATCTCATCGCTTTCATCTGATTGAATCCTAACTTCTTATCAGCATCATTGTCCCAATAAACATTAACCTCTGCCCACTCAGCTATATCTTTGTTCACCTTCTTGAGAGATATACCCCATATTTCTTTCTTACGAAACAGTGCTCTCATTATTGCATTGAACTGTAAAAGTTGTACATCAATAGCAGTACCCATGTTTGAATGTGCATGTGGTCTTTTTACTGAAGTAGCATCCTCTAGTACCTTAATCCAATCTTTCCACTTATTAGTCATGATCCAAACATCAGCAGGGTTCCAGTTATCTTTCTTTCCACCAGAAGTCCAGTCATTATCTCTTACATATTTTGTTACCCACTTCATAAAATCACCATCACGTTCAAACTCAGTAAACTTATGACTACCAACTACCTGTAATAATTTTTTATTCTGAGCATGAAAATTTCTATACCAATCATTAGTACAAGAAGGTAATCCTAGAATATCCTTCCATATTTTATTCAGCTCTGTACTAACAACATCATCTGCCTT